GGTCCCTGGTGCATAGTAATATGCACTTACTGTATAGTCGTAATGTCGTTGTATAACTTCATTATTCCTATATAGGATACTACTCAAACAGCTGTGATGGCTGCTTGCTTTATAACATTATTAATGCATAGCATTAGTAATGATATCCTATACAATTTTAATTGTATAGCACGTTACATGATGAGACGAATCCTTCGTCTTTACCAATTTTGGGTCATGTAATTGATATTACTACGAGGTGTACTAAATGGCTACAGAGTTAGTTTACTATCATTACCTTTATGGTAATGGCATTCCTACCGGCAAGAACTTCTTACAGAGAAATCGTAAGAGTACTGTCGATTATTATACAAGGTTGAAAGCAGGCATTTCGATGCCTGTCAATCCGTATAGTAAGATGCTTCTGGAGTCAAATGGTAGCACCTGCATTGCTTACAAAAAATCTGACTATGGTAAAAACTACCCTCTTTTCGGTTCGTTTCAGAACCAATTAGGGGGTCTCCATGTCGGTGATTTTGCAGGCCCATATGCCCTTGCTGATTCAAAAGCGCGTGAGTCTTTTTATGACAACGCTAACTTTTTTCAGACGCAAGTGGGTGTTACGGTTGCAGAATTCCCGAAGACTGTCGAACTTATTGGTTCGTCAGCCCGAAGGATTGCTTCAGCTTTTACAAAGTTAAAAAGATTAGACGTAGTTGGGGCATTTAAAGCCGTAGCTATGGATAATCCTAAGAACTTGAGGCATTCAATTGCCTTAGCGAAGAGCGCGCGTAACGTCAAGAGAAATCCTTTCGCACGTCACGACTATGCATCTAATGCATGGTTAGAAATGACGTACGGTTGGAAGCCACTATTAGCAGATATTGATAATGTGGCGCATGACCTTGCATATGGATGGGAACAAAACGAAGCGGATTTTCGAATCCACGGTTCTGGGCGAGCAAATGGCGTAAGCCATGTTGTTAACTCAAACCGTATCAGCGCATCGGACTTAATTGTCCATCGCGATGAGAACTCCGTCAGGGTCGGTTATACAACCCACGTAAAAGTGGTTGACCCTGTTTGGCGAACTCTAGCATCCATTGGCGTAGTCAATCCATTAGAAATTGTATGGGAATTACTCCCATATTCTTTCGTTGTGGATTGGTTTATACCTATTGGTAGCTGGATTTCGTCGTTGGACGCCACTGTTGGACTTGAAGCTGTTTCTGGATCGAAATCGGTCAAGAAAGAGATAAAGTACTCAGTGTCATCCGTTCCCAATGCTGTAGTAGGGGTGGATATCTGGCAAGACCCTTGTCATTATCAGGCGCACTTCGTGCAGTTTGATAGGACGGTCGAAACCGGGTATCCTTCCGCGAATTTTCTCAGGGTGAATCCGTTTCAGGATTTTTCTTTGAATCATTCGATATCAGCAATTGCTTTACTTGCCAATGCTTTCGCAAAGCCAAAGTAAAGTGTAACAAACTACGGCAAACAGCCGTTTAAAAGTATTTAACAATCCTGTTAATACTAACTTAAATCTCATAGGAGATCTGTTATGTCATCAGTTACTGACATGGTTCTTGACGACGGGGCAACTACGCCTGTCGCTAAGACCTTTAAACCCATCAAGGTTGAACCTAACCTGCTAACATTTAACTCAAGCGATTACAATTCAGTAAGCGCCGAAGTTTATGCTGGTAGACCAGTTTTAACACTTGGTAATCGATTACCTTCTAACCAGAATGGTAATTACAAAGCTACACTACGTCTCCGGATTCCTGTATTGGAAGCCTCTGAAGTCAGTGCAGGTACGGGTACATCTTTAGCCCGACCGCTAGCATACACTCTCTCTGCCAACGTCGACGTTATTATTCCGTCGCTCGCCAGTGCATCAGAAATCAAGGATTTGTTAGCTTTCGTAGCTAACAGCCTTGCTGATGCCCAGGTCGTGTCAACATTTACTGACATGGCTTTACCGAATTAATTTTCGGTGAAGCGTGTATCAGTATGTGCAACAGTCCTAAAAGATCTGTTGTATGTTGTCGTTGTACAGTTAATTAATACTATTATTAAGGCTTTAAAACCCTAACGTAGTATTAAGGAGTCATTGCTATGAACAAGATATTCAAAAGAAATCTTGAGGCGACCTTTAGGAAGCCTATCAGAGAGTTACCGTTTACGGAACTTCTGAACTCGTCTTGCTGCTTTTTCGAAGTAGTGGATACACCCTGTAGTTTAGCTATCTGGTTGATGTTAAAATACGGTGAGTATGAACAATACTTATCGTATGACATTGATCCTTTATGCTATTTTGACGCGTTTACATTTAAACGCGACTATCAGTGTGTGAAACTATTTTCTAAAGCAGAATTCTTCCCCAAGGTACTAAATACCAAAAAGGAAGCTGAGGCGAAGTTCATAGAGTGCGAACTTAGTTGCAAATCGATAAATGATAATATCATAGAAAACGGCTTCTCCTCCCTTTTTAAGGACAGGAGCGATGTAAGTGAGGTAATTGATCTCACTATTCGAAAAATAAGCTCGATTCTAGGTACTAACGTACCTTTATCTGAAATGCAGTTTAAGTTCGGTCCGGGGGCTAACGTAGGTTTGTCAAATAACAACACATCCGTGTATGACAAACTTGACGCTAGACCTTCGATTACAAGTGATTTGCTTGCGCATCTAAAGGATAATCCGATAGAGCACCCAGCATGGGAGAATATTTCCGCGGAAACGCGGGAGTATCCCTCCGTTCAATGCACACCTATAGATAGGTGGAGCATTGTTCCTGGTAGTAAGTTAACATTTGTACCCAAGAACGCTAAAACCGATCGACCGATTTGCATAGAGCCATTATTTAACAGCTATGTGCAAAGCGGTATTGGAAGTTATATCCGCCATCGCCTGAAAAGGTGTAAGGTGGATTTGAAGGATCAATCCATAAACCAAAGTTTCGCCGAAAAATCTTCGGTCGATAACTCCCTGGCAACGGTTGATCTCTCATCAGCATCAGATACCATTAGTTATATGGTTGTGCTGAATCTACTTCCAATTGATTGGTTTGAGCTACTAGATGTTTCCAGAAGTCCCAACTTCGTCTATGAAGGGAAGACTTATCCATTAGAGAAAATTTCCTCAATGGGTAATGGGTTTACTTTTGAACTTGAGAGTATGATTTTTTACTCGATAGCTCATTCAGTTTGCAGGTATCTTAAGATTCCTACTCACGAAGTAAATTCCTACGGTGATGATATTATAATCCCCGTAGCTGGTTATACCCTTTTGGCCGATACGCTCACGCGTTTAGGCTTTAAGGTAAATCTAGAGAAATCTTTTACTGATGGTCCCTTTCGGGAGTCATGTGGTAAGGATTTCTTTCTTGGTCATCAGGTCCGTCCTTTATTCTTAAAACGATCACCAAGTCCATCTTCATTGATGTACTGGTGTAACCATATTCGGCGTATGCAAAGTGATCATGTAGATCCTGCATACTACCATTTGTGGTTAGGTTTTAAGAAGTTAGTGCCGAAGGCCTTCCAGAAATTGGAGGGTCCTGATGGTGCTGGTGATGGCCACTTTATTGTGCCATTTGCGGAATATACGGGAAACCGTATACATTCTAAAACTAAACGTGGTTGGGAAGGTTATGGTTTTTATACCATTAACGCTGTCTCTACTGTGTTTAGGACTAAAGGTACAGCAAACTATGCAAGCGCGCTTTACTCTGCTCAACATTGCAATAATATGCCTAGTTTTGATCGTTATTTAACGACAACTAAGGCAATGCGCAATATTGGACATCTTAAAGCTGCTTACTGGAATGCTGCATACACCTCTAACGATAGTGATCCCCATCAACCATCTGGTTGGGAAGGAATCACTACTCGCCGGGGGCGTGTGCGGAATAGCCTGACGAAGTCTTTCGCAAGATGGAAAGACGTTAACCCCTGGTAATATACCATTGGGGTCCGTAGATATTCTGCGGTGGTGCTCTCTTTAATTTATTAATAGTTCTTTGTATGTTTCTACATTTAGAAATATATTTAAACTACCAATGAATCGAG